GCGGCGGCGCAGGTCCTGAGCGAGGCGACCAGCGGGCTCGCCTGGCAGGCGGCGGGGGCAGGCATTCCGCTCGTGGGGGGCGTGGGTGGCGCCAACCTCTTTGGCAATGACGGCCTCTGGGATTATACGCCGGCCAGCATGTGTCCGCGCGCCGGCGGCAGCTGGGGCGATGGCGCGGATGCCGGGGTCTGGGCGCTGAGGCTGGCCGATGTGCGTGGCTACTCCTACAGCAGCGTGGGGTTCCGCGCGGCCTTGTACCTCTGACGGCCCGAGCGATAGCGATGGGCCTGCACTCGGAAGCGCGGCTGGACCGGAAGTTCGTGGAGTTCGCGAAGCTCTTGAACGTGTACCTCAACCACTTCCCGCGGCACGAGAAGTACGGCCTGGCGCAAGAGATTCGCCGCGCGGCGTATCGCCGCGCCCTCCGGCATGATCGGGCCGATGCAGTCACCTCGATCCTCGGCCATGCCCGTCGCACCCACTCGCTGCGGCACCTGCTGCGGCTCTCCCAGGAGTTACTCCCATGCAGATTCTCCGGTATCGCCGGTACGCCGACGCCCTCGTCACGCGCAGCCTGCGGTTGCCGAGCGGGCCGTCCCATGAACCCCTCGGCACCGAACTGGCGACACTGGACGACGGCTATACCTACGTGAGCCTCCCCGACGGCGCGGCCCTGCCACAGGACCAGCCAGCGGAGATTGCCGGCAGCGTCGAGGCGGTTACCCTGAGCGCGGACCAGGTCGCGGCGATCAAGGCGGCGAGCCCACATGTGCAACTGATCCGCGCCCGCGTCCGCGAGCGGATCGCGAGCCGCTACCGGATCGAGGACGAGATCAAGTTGCTGCGCACCGCCCCCTCGCCGGAGGCCGCGGCGTACAACGCCTGGGCCGAGGAGTGCCGCGCCTGGGGACGGGAGCAGAAAGCGGCGCTGGGGCTGTGAGCGTCCTCCCGCAGAGCTTCGTCGAGGTCGCCTACTCGCTCCCGCCGATCGCCGCGACGTTCGTCGGAAGCTGGTGGGGCGTCGTCAAGGTCCTGACGACGGCGCGCGGGGCGAAGAACGGCCACGGGCCGACCGTACGTGAGATCGAGGTCCGAGCGGAGCTGGAGCGGACCCGGTGGCAGAACGTCCTCTCCGCCATCGAGGGCGTCGGGACGGCGCTCAAGGAGGAGACGGCCCTGGTCGCCGTCGTCCGGGAAAATCAGGCGACGGAGATCATCCCGAAGGTCAACGGCATTCACGAGGAAGTGGTCGGCCGGCGGGAGGAGCACGCGATCTTGATGCGGGAGCTGATGGGCCGCCGGGGACGGCGCGGCTGATGGTCGAGAGCCCAACCGACAACCTGCGCCGCGAGATGACGCAGCGGCTCACGGACCTGGACGCGAGGGTCACCCAGCGCTTCGAGCTGGAGGAGAAGGAGCGGTCGAACGCACTCGCCGCGCAGGACAAGCGGCTCGAGCTGCTCAACGAGTTGCGGACGGGCGTGATGACCCGGGCGGAGTATGAGGCCAAGCACAAGGCGATCGAGGATCGGCTCCGGGCGGTCGAGAAGCTCGCGTGGATGGCGGCCGGGGCTGGTGGCATCATCGGCGCGATTCTGGGCGCCCTCACACGGTTGATTCACTAGGGACGCTGTTATGACGCTGTTCCCCTTCATCGTGGTCGTGTTGATCCTGCTCTGCCTCGTCTACTGGGCCGTCAGTCTGATCCCGCTTCCGGGCGCGCCGCCCTTTCTCTGGCGGCGGCTCCCGCGCCCGAGCATGGGTTGGGTGTTCCGCCCGACCCGGAGCTTGGTGGGGAACCTGCTCAGCATCGTGGACGAGGTGGTGCGATGAGAGAGAACCAAGGCGTTTACATCATCTGGTCCGCTGACGGTGGGCGCGCGTATGTCGGCGAATCCTTCGACTGTGACCAGCGCAAGGAGCAGCACGCGGTAGCCCTCTCGCTAGGTTGCCGCTGGGAGCTGGCGGCGGCTTTGGGTCCAGGCACCACGAGGGGCCAGCGACAAGGGGCCGAAGCCGAAGTGGCGAACAGGCTCAAGGCAAACGGCATCGTCGTGGTAAGCGTGATCACCAAGGAGCAGGCTCTTCAATCTCTGGTGGCTGCGCGCGCGGCGCGGGATGCATGGTGGAGCAGTCTTTCTCCTGAGGAGCGAGCGAGACGAGGCAAGGAACTCAGTGACCGGATGCCGAGGTCTGACCGCAGCGAAGCCATGCGTGTAATGCGGAGACGGCCCGAGGTAAGGGAAAATGTCGCGCGGGGCGTGGCCGAGTCGAATCGCCGCCGCCGTGGTGAGCGGCGAGGGGGTGGCCGGTGAAGTTCCCGCGCCTCAGCCTTTCGGTCGTGTTCGATCCCACACGGAACCTTATGGGCAACCTCCTCAGCGTCCTCGATGAGGTTGCTGATTACTGGTACTTCCGCTTCGATCTCTGGAGCGTGCCGCCGACCTACAAGGACGATCCGCAGCATATCGACTACGGCCAGAAGCTGACCCGCGGCGAGGCGGATTACAGCAAGGTCCGGGGCCACATCGCCTTCTGGATGGCGATCGGCCTCGACATCTGGTTCTTCGTGCGCACCAAGGATATGCCCGTCGTCATCGCGCTCCTGACGCCGATCGCGCTGCTCGCGTACTCCGAGAGCGAGCGGACCTTCGTCGCGTTCATCAAGGCCCTGCCGCAGATCGTTTCGGGCTGGCGCGGCAAGGCCCTGGGGCAGACGGTAGACTTCGCCGCGGTGGACGCCACGCCCGGCAAGGCGCGCGAGGACGACGATGCCGGAGCGTGACCGCGACATCGCCTGGACGATCGCGCGCGAAGGGGGCGCGACCTTCACGAACTATGCCTGGGATCCCGGGGGCCCGACCAAGTATGGCATCGCCGGCAAGTACCACCCCGGCGTGGATATCGAGCACCTCACCCTCCCGGCGGCCGAAGCGATCTACGTCAAGGAGTACTGGACCCCGGCCGGCTGCGATGCCCTGCCGGAACCGCTGACGCTCAACGTCTTCGATGCGGCGGTCAACGTGGGCGTGAAGCGGGCCCGGGCGCTCCTGGCGATGCCGCGGCTGGTCGTCCCCGCCGCGGCCGACGACTATCTCTGGGCGCGGGTCGCCTACTACGTGGACCTGGTCGTCCGACATCCCGAGAAGCGTGTCTCCCTGGCCGGCTGGATTGAGCGCTGCCTCTTGGCGCGGCAGGAAAGCGCGCGGCGGGCAGCCTGATGCCGCGTCTCATCTCCTGCTCCCGCTGCGGCGGCGAGGCTGCGGCGCCGGAGAATGGCAACGCGCCGCTCTGTGGCGGCTGCCAGGCGGTCGCGGCCGCAGCGGCGACGGCCGCCCATGATCGCGCGGTGCGCCGCACGGCGTTGCTAATGGCCCGCCGCGGGCGGATCCCGCGCAAGCTCTTCCTCGAGGTCTTCACATGATCGCGTTCTCCGCAGCACTCATCGCCCTGGTCCTCTTCGCCCTCCCGATCGCGATCGGGCTGCTGCTGAAGAAGGGCGGGGATCTCACGTTTCGGCAGATGCACCACGCCTATCTCGGCTGCCTGCTCTGGCTCGTGGGTCAGGCCCTCTGGACCGCCTGGCTCCCCTGGCTCGCCTTCGCCCTGATCCTGGACGACGCGAGCGAGCATTGGGCCCAGCTGCTCACCGGCACCCTCACGCTGGAGAGCATGGCGCACGTGCTCTTCTATGCGGGGCCGGGCAAGCTCTGGCCGTTCACCGGGCTCAATCGGCTGCTGGACGCCGAGGCGAAGAAGCTGTGACGCTGCGCGGCTGGCTCGAGGTCGCCGGCGGCGTCGCGCTGCTGGTGGTCGCCGGCGGCGCCTGGGAGCAGGCGAACCAGGTCAGGGACGAGGCGCTGCGGGCCGATCAGGCCGAGGCCAGGGCGGACACGACGCGGCGGCTCCTCGTGCGCAGCGCCCAGGACCGCGCCGTCTGGCAGCGCCGGGCCGTCCAGCAGACGCAGCGAGCCGACTCGGTGGATCGCGAGCTGGGCCTCACGCGGAAAGCGTTCGTCGCCGCGAGCATCACGATCGCGCAGCTCGACAGCCTCCTCTGGAGCCAGCCGGTGGTCCAGGACTCCGCGGGGATCCGTCGCGCCAGCTTCCACGTACGGCGCGAGCCGTTCACGGCCGACGCCGCGGTGGCGCTGCCCCCGCCCCCTGGGGCGGGGAATCTCCAGCTCGCGATCGCGCTCGACTCGATCCCGCTGGACGTGCGGCTCGAGTGCGGCGCGGCCGAAGGCGGCGGCGTGCACCAGGCGAGCGCCGTCCTCTCCGGACCGCCCTGGGCCAGCGTGAAGCTCGGCCGCGTCGAGCAGGCGCCCGAGATCTGCTCGCCACGGCCGCCGCTGTTGAAGCTCGGGAGCTATGTCGGGGGACTCGAGACGGGCGCCGGCATCGGCGTCGTCGCGATGCTCGTCGCGCACTTCCTCCTGCATCTCTTCTGACGGTTGCTCGCCGCCAAGATTCGATTATCTTGGCGATGCGCACAACCGGGTGGCTCCGCGCTCACTGCGCTGCCGGACTCGCGCCTCGTCGCCGCAACGACGGGGCGCGCGGCGCTTCAAGGATGTGGAAGCCGCACCGGTTGCCAGGTCTCGAAGGGCAGCATCTGCCCACCGATCGCGCCGCCGAAGACCACCAGCATGATCGTCCCGATCGGGCCTGCGCCGCCCAAGCCGGCGACGGCGAGCCCGGCCAGGCCTCCGCTCGCGATCCCCAGCGCCGCATGGCTGTGGCCCAGCTCGAGCCGCGCGAGCGAGCGGACGGGCATCGTGACCCGAGCGCCGCGGGCCCAGACGGAGAGCGTGTCCGGGCTGGCCGTGAGCAGGCTCGCCGTATAGGGCACCCCGCCGGCCGGCGTCACCCGCAGGCGCGCCCCCCGCACCAGCGACGCTGCGGCGGCGGAGTCCGCTGGGGCCGCGGTCGGCGTCGCCTGGCTCCAGCTGCGCGGCGCCGCGAGCGCCATGAACGCCATGAGGATCCCCGCGATTCGTCTCATGCCGCGCTCACCTCCAGCAGGTGTTGCACGTTTCACACCTCGGGCCGAATCTAAGCTCGCCGCTCCCGCTCGGCCGCAGCCTCCCACGCTTCGAGGAGGCGTTTCGTCAGCTCCGGCCTACCCTCGGCCTTGATGGCCCCGCAGAGCATGTCCCACAGCTTGGCGCTCGAAAGGCCATCGTAGTTGTCGGCTATCGGCACGCGCATCCGGGCGCGAAGATCGGGGTCGCCCGTTAGGCGTCGTGAGGGCCCCTGGGGGCGCCGTACCCGGCTGCTGGCTCAGATACCGCTAGCCGTAGCGATCGGCTGCCACGAAGGCGGCTAGCGACAGCCGAGGGCATTGCGCCGCCCTCGGCGAAGATCTCCACCGGCCAGCCCTCCCGCTTTGCCCACGCATCAAGGCGGGACCGCGGGGGCCGCTGGGGGCCGTGGATCCACACCGAGAGCTGGCTCGGCAGAACCCCGGCGCTCTCCGCGAGTTCCTTGCCGTCGATCCCCAGCACATCCCGAAGCTCCACGATCCTGTTTCCGATGTCTGACGCTACGGCCCACCGCATAGCACCCTCTTGACAAGTACGGGTAAGCGCATTACTGTAGTCGCTGTAATACGGTAAGCCGCACGCCAAAAGACCCGTAACTGTCGGAGTTGCAATGACTTCAGCCGACGACACGCCGAACCTACCGCTCGCCGAGGAGGAGGACAAGCCCCGCGGAGAGCTTGGGCTGATCACTGCGAGGGTGACCGAGGCAGAGCGTCAGGAGATCGACATCGGCTGCGCGCGGCTCGGCGTTCGCCGCGCTCACTTCGTAGTCGCCGCGTCCGTCGTGGCGGCCCGGGCCGTTGAGGCTGGCGACGAGGCATTGATCGACCGGATCCGCGAACTCGCGGAGAAGATGGCCGCCTAACATGGCGGCTCTGTTGCACGGCGAACAGGGCAGGCTCTGCTCACGCTGCCACCGGAATCCGGCTGCGGCATCGCATCGCTGGTGCCTCTCCTGCCACGCCCGGAACATGCGCGAGCACCGCCCGCCATACCGGAAGCTCCGGCCCGACCAGAAGCGCAAGAGCATCTGCCGCTCGTACACCAAGGTCCTGGTCCAGCGCGGACACCTGAACCGGAAGCCGTGCGCGCGGTGCGGCGCAGTTGACGTCCAGGCGCATCACCCCGACTACCGGAACCCGCGTCTCGTCGTCTGGCTGTGCAAACCATGCCATCGCTCCGAGCACCAGGGGGCGGGGGCCGTTCGACGGAAGGTCGCGTGACCGCCGTCGGCGCTCCCGCCCGCAACCGGATAGCGTACCAGGCGCCGGCGCGCCATCACGGCCAGCACGGCCGCGTGATCGAGGCGATCGCCCGCCAGCTCGGCTGCCAGCCCTGCACGGTCCGCGACTATATCTCCGGCCATCACCAGCTTGGCCCGCTCGTGGCGGCGATCGTCGCCGGCCTCAAGGCGGCGGGCGAGGATGCCCGGGCCGAGCGGATCCTGGCCCCGATCCGCGCCGCCATGAACGGCATCGCGCATCCCGAGCTCACCACCAGCCTCCTGCTCCAGGAGCGCACGGCCGACGGCGATGAGAGCACGTCGCTGGTGCGCTTCATCCGCGACCCCTCCGCCACGCACCGCCGCGCCCTAGTCCGGGACCTCGACGTCGAGATCACGATCAAGACGGAGCTGCGGCAGGCGTTGGCCGCCGAGGAGCTGGTATGACGACCTACGCGGAAGGCCTCAAGCGCGGCGCCGAGGACAAGATGACGCCGAAGGCTGTGCTCCTCGAGCGGCTGGCAGCGGAGCGTCAACTGGCGTCGGACCTGTTGGTCGCGCTGCGCGGCGTGCTGGCCTGCTACACGGGCCAGGTCTATTGGCGTTCGGATGAGGAGCGCATCGCCGTTGATGCCGCTCGCGCCGCGGTGGCGAGGGTGGGCGCGTGAACCGCCGCGCGGAGTTCCGAGAGCTCAGTGCGGACGACCGCGCCAACGGCGTGAACCTCACGGCCGACGTGATCGATGTGGCGACGGGTCGCCGGGTGGCCGTCGTGAAGCGGCTCGCGCCCTCGCCGAAAGAGGATCGGTTCGGGGATCACAGCGAGCGGCGCTTCGTCTGCTCGTGCTGGCGCGCGGAGGGCGTCGTCGCCGTCCGCGAAAACTGCGCGGACATCCAATGCGTCGAGGCGGCCATCGCCGCCGCCGCGAGGCCAGCCTAAGATGCCCCAGGGCCGCGGTGCCGCGAGCCAGAACTGGAAGGGCGGTCGGTACACCGACCCCCGAGGCTACGTGCGGCTGAACCTTCCAGCCCATCCGAATGCCGATGCCCAGGGCCACGTCTACGAGCACGTCTTCATCGTCGCTCAGCTTCGCGGCCGGCCGGTTCCAGCTGGCGCCGTCGTCCACCACGTCAACGAGGACCCGTCGGATAACCGGCCTTCCAACTTCGTTCTATGCGACAGCCCGTCGTACCACCGATTGCTCCACGCCAGGATGAAGGCGCGCGCGGCCTGCGGCAACCCGTCTTGGCGTCGCTGTGGCTACTGCGGGAAGTGGGATGATCCGAAGGCCATGTATCACCACCCGGCCGGGGCCTACCGGCACCGGTCGTGCTACAACGAGCACTGCCGCGCGCGATACTTGCTCAAGGGGAGGGCCGCGTGAGGGTCCTCGCAGTCATTCTGATCTGCTACAGCGCGCTGGTCCTCCTCGTGATCCTCGCCGGCGCCATCGCGGGGCTGCGGGACCGGCACGAGGACCGCGCCAGGGCGATCAGCTGGTGCTGGGCCTGCGGCCGGGCGCTCCAAGGCGGCCACTGCCGGACCTGCGATGACCGCGCGCGGGACCACCCGGCGATGGATCGCACGATGCACAGCGTCAGGCGCGAGGACTGGCTCGAGGCGACGGACGCCATCCAGGACGACGAACCGCTGCCGGCCTGGAAAGGTGTCGAGCAGCGCGACCGCGAGGAGGCGCGCGAGCGCACCATCCTCGACCGGCGCCGGCAGGAGCTGGCGCACTGGTGCCCGAAGGCGCAGCGTGCCCCCGACCATCCGGCGGATCGCGAGTGGGCCGCGCGGTCGCTGTGGGCCAGCACCGGCAACCCGCAGATGGTCGATGAGCCGTGATGACCGGCACGCCGAACGTCATCAAGGCGGTGACCGATCACGCCGAGAAGGACGCCAGCGCGGCCGACGCGGAGCTGGATCAGATGGCGGCGGAGTTCGCCGCGGCGTGCCTGCAATACGGGGAGCTGATCGGACTCGACAAGTTCTCCCGCGCGGTGGCGAAGGCGCGGGCGCAGGCGAGCGGGAAGAAAGAACCGCCGGCCAGCAGTGACGTGCCGACCGGCGGCGAGACCGCGGCGCATCGACCCCGCGCCACGTCCTCAGAACCTAGGGGCTGAGGGAGCGACGGTCAACGTGAAGATCGTCAAACTGCAGGCGGAGAACGTGAAGCGACTCCGGGCGGTGGAGATCACGCCGACCGGGAACGTCGTGCAGATCACGGGCAAGAACGGCCAGGGCAAGACCAGCCTCCTCGATGCGATCTGGTGGGCGCTCGGAGGGCAGGCGGCCATCCAGGGCCAGCCGATCCGGACGGGCGAGAACCGCGCGCGGATCCGGCTCGACCTCGGGGAGATCGTCGTGACGCGGAAGTTCAAGCGGCACGAGGACGGCGAGGTCGCCACCGAGATCATCGTCGAGAACGCCGAGGGCGTGCGCTACGGCTCGCCGCAGCGGATGCTCGACGCCCTGCTCGGGGAGCTGACCTTCGACCCGCTGGCCTTCGCCCGGATGGCGCCCAAGGAGCAGTTCGAGACGCTGCGGCGCTTCGTGCCGGGCGTGGACTTCGACGCGATCGACGCCGCCCAGAAGACCGACTACGACATCCGGACGACGCTCAACCGGCAGGCGAAGGAGGCGCGGGCGCAGGCCGAGGGCGTCGCGGTCCCGGCCGACACGCCGGCCACGGCGGTGGACGAGCAGGCGCTCGTGGCCGAGCTGGCGGCGGCCGGCGAGAAGAACCGCGAGGCCGACCGCATCGCCGCAGCCTGGAATCGGGTCTCTGTCCTTCGGGACCAGGCGGCCCGACTCAGCAACGAAGCGGACGCCCTGGCGAAGACGCTGCCGGAGAGCATCCCGCAGCCGATCGACGTCCAGGCGCTCCGCCAGAAGGTGGATGCGGCGCACCGGCTCAACGCCGGCGTCGAGGCGCGCGCGAAGCGGGCGGAGCTGCTCAGCAAGGCCGAGGACCTGGAGGAACAGAGCGTCCTGCGCACGCAGCAGATGGAGGCCCGTGAACGCGGGAAGCGGGCGGCGATCGCCGCCGCCGCGATGCCCGTCTCCGGCCTCGACTTCGGTGAGGGTGTGGTGCTCAAGGACGGCGTGCCGTTCGACCAGGCGAGCGACGCGGAGAAGCTCCGCGCGTCGGTCGCGATCGCCATGGCGATGAACCCGAAGCTCCGGGTGGTGCGGATCCGCGACGGCTCGCTCTTGGATGCCGAGTCGCTCGAGACGGTAGCGCAGATGGCCGACGCGAACGACTGCCAGGTGTGGGTGGAACGCGTCTCGGACGATCGCAAGGTGGGGTTTGTGATCGAGGACGGCGCCCTGGCGCCGAGCGGAGAGGGGGTGGCCTCGTGACCACCCGGACCAGCCAACCCGACCTCCCCGTCGAGCAGGAACTTCACGGGCCCGGCGCCTCGGAGGAGCCGTATCCTGTCCCGCCCGGCGGCGAGGCGCCCCCCGCGTCGAAAGCCCTGACGACACCGGCCAGCACCGACGTCCGCTCGCTGATGCTGGCGGCGATCGAGAACGGCAAGGGCATCGAGGCCGTGCAGGTCCTCGAGCGGCTCGTCGCCCTCGAGGAGAAGGCGCAGGCGCGCGTCGCGGCGGAGGAGTTCGCCAAAGCGCTCGCCGCCTTCCAGGCCGAGTGCCCGCCGGTCCCGAAGAACAAGACCGCCTCCATCGTGAGCGAGAACAAGGGGACGAGTTTCAGCTACCAGTACGCCGAACTCCCCGTTATCGCGCGGCACGTCGCCCCATATCTCAAGAAGGTCGGCCTCTCCTACAAATGGGACAGCGCGATCGAGGGCGACAAGATCACGGTCTTCTGCACGGTGCGGCACGTCGCCGGCCACGCCGAGACGAACAAGTGCCAGCTCCCGCTCGGGACCCGTGCCGGGATGAGCGAGCAGCAGAAGGTGGCGGCGGCCCGCACGTTCGGCGAGCGGCTCTCGCTGATCGAGGGGCTCGGCATCACCACGGCCGACCCGGACCTGGACGGGGCCGAGCCGGACGACAAGCTGCCGCGGATCACCCAGGAGCAGGCCGACACGCTCCGGGCCCTGGGCGAAGAGGTCCAGGTGGACAAGGAGAAGTTCTTCGCCGCGCTCGGCGTTTCCAGCTTCGAGGGCATCCGGGCCTCGCAGTATCACACGGCCGTGCAGATGCTCGAGCGTCGGCGCGCGCGGCATCAGCAAGGGGCGGCCACATGATCCGCCTCGACGTGGAGCAGGGGACGCCCGAGTGGCTCGAAGCGCGCCGCGGTATCCCCACGGCCAGCCAGTTCCACCGGCTGCTCTCTCCGGTGAAGCTGCAGCCCTCCTCGCAGGCGCGGGGCTACATCGCCAAGCTCTGCGTCGAATGGGCGCTCGGCGTCAACCAGGACGAGGATGCGATCTCGCAGTACATGCGGCGCGGGAGCGACCTCGAGGCGCGGTCCTTTGCGCACTACGAGCTGGAGCGCGAGGTTGAGCTGGACCGCGTCGGCTTCATCCTGCGGGACGACCGCCGCGTCGGCTGCTCGCCCGATGGCCTCGTCGGCGCGCCCGGCGGCTTCGAGGGGAAGACCCCGAGCGCCGAGAAGCACATGGAGTACCTCCTGGATGAGTCGCCGACCAAGTACGCCTGTCAGGTCCAGGGCGGGATCTGGCTCGCGGAGCGGGAGTGGTGGGACTTCCAGTCGTTCCATCCCGCACTGCCGCCGCTCCTGCTCCGGTTCACCAGGGACGAGCGCTTCATCAAGGCGCTGGCCGAGGCGGTGGACGTCTTCCTCGGCGACTACGAAGAGGCGAAGGCGAAGCTGACGAAACTGGGCGTGACGCCGGCAGAGGCGCCGCTGATGGCGGTGGAGGCGAAGCAGGACCTCACCGCCGCCTTCGGGGACGTGTTGGCATGAAGGAAGACTCCGCCCCGTCCGGCAGAGCGCTCAGGTGAGCGGCTGGGGACTCACGGGCAAACGCGCAAGTACCGCCGGTGCCCCTCCTAGTGGGGTCTGCGCGATCGGGGCGGCAGGTACACCACCGGAGGAGCCGGTTACGGGCACGCTGTCCGGCCGGCCCGAGCGGTGGAGTGAACGGCGCGAGGAGTGAGGCGCCCTGGAATACCCACTCCCGAGAAGGGGACAGGCCCGCGAGATGTCGGACGGGCGTAAGTGCCGGGGGCAGCGACCCCGCCAGGCTGCCGGACGCCGAAGCTCGCAACCAACCGCAGTAGGGATCGCAGCCGGGCGCGGCCGTGGCCGCCCAGATCCCGAAGGGTGTGCCGACACGGGTGTAGTGCGGCTCTGGTGACGGGCCAGCAGGGTTCGACGGTGCGATGGCGTCACGGCTCGCACCGACACGCGGGAGATGCTCGAGTGGTCGAGCGCCAGGCCGCCAGCCTGGCCCGTGCGGGTTCGAGTCCCGCCTCCCGCGCTGGATCCACCATGCAGGTCACACTCACGAGGAGCCGTCCATGAAGCGTTCCACGAAGGTCCCGCAGCAGCTGCGCCAGGGCGACGTTCTGCTCGAGCGCGTGAGCGCCCTGCCCGCCGGCGCGATCCGGAAGCCGACGGACCAGGGCCGCGTGATCCTCGCGTATGGCGAGGTCACCGGCCACGCCCACGTCGTCGAGACCGACGCCGAGATCGTGGAGGCTTTCCTGGCCGAGATGGACGGTGAGACCTATCTCGCGGCCCCCGGCGGAGCCCAGGTCGTCCACGAAGAGCACGGCACAGTCACGTTGCCGCCGGGCACCTACAAAGTGGTCCGCCAGCGTGAGTACAGCCCGCAGCAGATCCGGAACGTTGCCGACTGACGATGGGCCGCACGCGCATCGATCAGCTCGCCGACACCGAGCAGGCCCGGTTCAACGAATGGGCCGATCGCTGGATTGAGATCGGCCTCCGGACCGGTCCCGCCGACCGGGAACGCTTCCTCGGCGCCGTGAAGGATTGCTACCGCTTCGCGGCCATCCCCTGGCCCGACGTCGTGGTCTGGGTGCCTTCGCCCCTGGTCCTCGCGTTCGCGGCGCCAGCGGCAGCCTTCACGATTGAACTTCTGACGGCGCTCGAACGCCGCCCAGGCGGGCGTCGTTCGAGCGTGCGCGACGCGGTGGACGGCGCGGTGCGCGACGCGGTGGACGGCGCGGTGGGCGGCGCGGTGGACGACGCGGTGGACGACGCGGTGCGCGGCGCGGTGGGCGGCGCGGTGCGCGGCGCGGTGCGCGGCGCGGTGGGCGGCGCGGTGGACGACGCGGTGCGCCGCGCGGTGGACGGCGCGGTGGGCGGCGCGGTGGGCGGCGCGGTGCGCGGCGCGGTGGACGGCGCGGTGCGCGGCGCGGTGCGCGACGCGGTGGACGGCGCGGTGGACGACGCGGTGCGCGGCGCGGTGGACGACGCGGATCGAGCCGCCATCGCGAAGGGTGTACTCCAGGCGATCGGCCGCGGCTGGCCCTACTACCTGGGCGGTCAACTCTGGGCCGGTGGCTGGTACTATGGCGGCGCGTTCAGCTCCTTCTTCCGCGAGGTCTGTGGGCTGGAGCTGCCGGGAGATCTCTGGGCGCGCGGCCGCGCGTTCGAGGCGACCACCGAATCCGCCTGCTGGTGGTGGCCGCATCGGCGGTTCGTCATGGTCTGCGAGCACCCCACGGTGATCCACCGAGAGCTCGTGGATCCGGCGCGCTCCCGTGGGTGGGGCTCGCACCGGCTGCACTCTGAGAGTGGCCCCGCGGTCGCCTGGCTGGATGGCTGGGGCATCTACGCGGTGCATGGCGTCCGCGTGCCGCGGCAGGTGATCGAGGCGCCCGCGACGATGACGCCCCGGCAGATCGTCGCCGAAGCCAACGCCGAAGTGCGGCGCGTGATGCTCAGCCGTTTCGGCGAGGCGCGCTTTCTCCGCGAGATCGATGCCAAGGTCCTGGATAACGATCCCACCTACGGCATCCTACGCCGCGCCGATCTGCCCAATGACGAGCCGCTCGTCATGGTCACAGTCCTCAACAGCACGCCAGAGCCAGATGGGTCGCGGAAGCCCTACATGATCCGCGTGCCTCCACAGATCACGACCGCGCGCCAAGCAGTGGCCTGGACCTTCGACAGGGGGCCGACGGACTACCGACCCACGGTCGAGACGTGACCGCGACACCAACGACTCGCCCCCTTCTTCCTCCCGGCCGCGGCGGGCGCCCAACGAGCGCGCCCCCACGCGAGGCCGACGCCACCCTTCCGGCGTCGCCGTCGCGGCCCTCCCCTGACGTTCCCTGGTTCCCGGAGGTATCAGCCGTGACACCCGCCGAGGCAGCGCCCAGCGCGCTGCGTGAGATCCCGCTCGAGCAGCTCCGCGAGAGCCCGCTCAACCACCGCCGCATCTACGACGCGGCCAAGCTCGAGGAGTTGAAGGCCAGCATCCAGGCGTCGGGGATCCTCACGCCGCTGACGGTGCGCCCCTCGCCCAACGGGAAGGGCGTCGGCTACGAGATCGGCGCCGGCCACCGCCGCTACCGGGCGGCGAAGCTCGCCGGCCTGGCGAGCGTGCCGGCCTTTGTCCGGCCCATGGACGATCGGACCTTCCTCGAGCTGCTCACGGTCGAGAACCTGCAGCGCGACGACCTCCACCCGCTCGAGGAGGCGGAGGGCTACGTGGCGCTGATGAAGACCGCCGGCTACGACGTCGCGCGGATCGCCGAACGCGTCGGCCGGTCGGTGAAATACGTCTACGACCGGATCAAACTTCTGCAGCTCACCAAGCTGGCGCAGAAGCTCTTCCTCGAGGGGAAGTTCACCGCGGGCCACGCGATCCTGCTGGCTCGGCTCTCGCCGAAGGACCAGGCGCGGGCCCTGGACGCCGAGGACGAGCGCTGGGGCCAGGTCGGTGGCCTTTTCCAGGACGAGCACGCCGAGCCGGATCCGCACGCGCCCGCGCAGGAGAAGCTCGCGCTCGAGGACGCGCGGAAGCCAGTCTCGGTGCGCGAGTTCGAGACGTGGATCAACGACCACGTGCGCCAGGCGCCGGAGACGCTCGACTCCTTCCTCTTCCCCGAGTCCGCGCAGCTGCTCCAGGCCGCGGCGGCCGAGAAGCGGAAGCTGGTCCACATCACCTACGACTACCGCGTCCCCGACGACGCCCGGGACCCGAAGATCCGGACCTACGGCGAGAACGGCTGGAAGCGGGCCGATGGGAAGTTCGGCTCGAAGGTCTGTGCGCACCGCCAGCCGGGTCTGGTCGTCGCCGGTCCCGGCCGGGGCGAGGCCTTCGAGGTCTGCGTGAAGAAGGACAAGTGCGCCGTCCACTGGTCCGACTGGATGAAGGAGCGCGCGCGCCGGCAGAAGGAGGAGGCGAGCTACGCCAGGAAAGCCGATCGCACCGGCGCGGCCCCGGAGACGGACCACTACGCGGCGCAGGAACGCCGGGAGAAGGCAGAGGCAGCGCGCTGGACCAAGGCTGCGCCAGCGATGCACAAGGCGATCCTGGAGGCCGTGAAGAAGGCGTCCGCCTCCGCGACGGGTCCGCTGGCGAGCGTCATCCTCGAAGCGCTGGCCCTCGATCGGCCGTCGAAGGATCTGTCGCTGGGCCGGTCGGCTGAGGACCTGGTCCGCTACGCGGCCTTCAACCTCGCCGACGGGAGCCTGGACGTCACCGACTACCCCTACGGCAGCGAGCAGGCGCTCAGGACGGGCAAGGCCCTCGGCGTGGACCTGAAGAAGATCCTCGACCAGGCGGCGCCGATCGCGAAGTCGGAGCCGAAGAAGGCGCCGGCCCCGAAGAAAACCAAGGGGCCCTCGAAGAAGTGAGCGCGCCCTACTCGGTTGCCCAGGTCGCCGCCTTCATGGCGTTCGCGTGGGTCGCGGGGCTCCTGACCGGGATCCTCGCGGTCGTCGCCTGGCGGCTGGCCCATCGCGTGGCCAACCGGCCGCTGACGATCAACGAGATGCGGCGGGCGCATGGCATACCGCCGCTGGAGAATCCCGCCGCGTGAGGCCCGTCGGCGTCGAGGCCCTGCCGTTATTCGCGCCCGCCTGGGACCGCTACGGACCGCCCTTCACGCGGGAGCCACTGGCCCGCGCCTCCGACCCGGCTCCCTCCCATGAGGCCGCCGCGCGCGCCCTCCCGGCCGCCAAGGCGCAGCAGGCGCAGATCCACGCCTACCTGATCGGCGTCGGGCCCGTGGGCGCCACGGCGCGTGAGATCGCCGCCGCGCTGGGCTGGACACTCGAGCAGGTGGACCGGCGCATGGCCGAGATGCGGGACGCCGCGATGGTCAGCACCCAAAACGGGAAGGACCCGAGCCGCTTCCCGGGCAGCCTGCCGCTCGAGCGGCGCGAGGGCTGCTGCGTGCACCTCGCCCGATGCTACGCGACCGCCGCACTCAGGAAGGTGAGCTGATGGCGCGCCTGTACCTCCGCGTGGAAGCATCGCTCCCGCGGCACGTGAAGGTCCGGCGGCTCTCGGAGCGGTTCGGGATCGAGCCCCCGATCGGTCCGCGTGGAAGCGTGAGGTTGCCAAGACGCTCGCGGAGTGGGTGCGTGACGGCCTCGCGGTCGAGCGAAGTACTGTGGGCGCGGTCCGTAGTGGGCTGCTCCAGACGTGCGAGCTGT